ATTAGCCTGACTAGCTGTGACATTTGAGTCATAGTCAATTGGCCCCTGAGAGCAGGAAAAGTAGGGTGCGAAGCCATCACTCCTGCGTTTACAGAAGATAGGTGCTTGGCGTTGCATACAATTTCATTTTTGTACACGAACCGCGTGTGTACGTTGGTTAACTCCACTTCGTAACCGGTAGTTAGACTTTTAAGGTAAGAAGCCTTGGTGAATACTCCTACTAATGACTTGATCTCCTTCTCATCAAGAACCTTTTGGATGTGACTATTAACAAACTCACCAACATAATCTCTGCTCGCATTGTTGGCAAGGTTGCGTGGGGGATCAGCCATCTTAACCTTAGTCCTAGGAGTGACCACTGTAACCGTGTCTTTGTCTGGGCTAACTGGCCCGTCATCTACGCTGACATTATGCAACAACAGCGCTTTACAGAAGGTCAACGACTGCCCTATGCGTTTCCACAAAGACCTAGTTAACGTTGCAGCTGCAAATCCATTCAACATACTACGATTATCCAGCATCCATGCCAACCTAGAGAAAATGCCCGGCATATGAGTCTCAGCCAACCTCATCTTGTTGACCCAGCTCCCACACACTGCACTGGCTATTATCCTGTTCGAGTAACACATGGTTAGCTTGCCTTTACATGCAACTCTCAGAAACTCGCAGGCATCACCCCAACTCTGTTTCCGTGGGTTGAAAACGCTTCTGGATGCTAATGCGGCCTTTAATATAGAATGTGCCTCCTTGTCTGTGTCAGTTCTGACCACTATATCATCTCCTGCAAAGAAGGCACTCCGAATGTTTAAGTCCCCGCACGCTAGCTGAAAGTAAATCTTGTTCAGACACGTGTTTATGAAAGTGGTCATCCTACGTCCAGTTAGCAGCGAATAGGTCAGCTTAACCGTTCTTGAACCCGATCTTAGGAATTGATTCGTGTTGGCCGTTCTGAACCATTCTTTCACGTTCTCCGGTGCGCCTAAAAAGTCACATAATGCGTCAATCAGTTCTTTCTGTGTATTCAACGAGTGTTGCTTGTCCATCGCACTGTAATCTAACATCACATAAACATTACCCGGCATCTTGTCTAGTCTTTCACCTTCCAGGAACTTCGATCCTAAGCTGGGGGACAACAACA